CAGAGGGCCCATGAGCGGCACATTGAACAGATGCGATCGCAGGGATATGAGCTTTGCACGGGCTGTGAAGAATTCTATTGGGCCGGAGAATCACAAAATGGCCGATGTTCGAATCCCTACTGCCAGACCTTCTGTGATTGTTGCGATGCGCCACTGTCTCAGGAGGGGTTTCCTGATGGATGGGCGAAGTGCCTGAAATGCGGAACGCTCCATTACCTCGAGGCGGGGAAGTGGGAGCCCGTGTTGCCAATCGCAGAGGAGATGAACCGATGATTATGACCGCGACAATCTTTCTGGTCTGGTTTGTCACCGCCGTCATCATCTCTTCGCTCCTCGGGAGGTTCTTCCATACGTCTGACCATGATGCACCAAAGCCACCAATCAAAGGAGAATGACCATGGGTACTGTCGACCCCACCTTCATCAGGACACTTTCATATCACGAACGCGAGAAGATCTTCGGTCCCGGTTTCGACGAGCGGAAAGCCGACGAGGCCTTTGTGGAGTCGATACTCCACGACGATGAGATCACCGAGGCCCAGGGACAACTGGCGAAGCTGAAATTCAAGATGGAAAACACTTTCTCGCCAGTGCTGAGAATGCTCGGAGCTTAGGCAATTCAACCACACTGTCAACCAGGAGTACTGCTATGACAACCACACAACCAGCTGCAGCGCCGAAACCCCCTGAGATGCTTCCGGCGGTGATCGGCAAGCAACAATTCAAAGTCTCTCCGGATGCGAAGAAGGTCCTCCTGTCGCGCTCCGGATCCGGATGGGATATTCAGGAGATTGCGACACTCGGCGAAAGCGATGTCTTCATTCGCCGGGATGGCAACAACGCACTGAGCCTGATCCACAAGTCGGTGCGACTCTCGGCCGATCGCAAGGAGATTGCCCGGCTTGGAAACAAGGATGATTCACCCTGGGTGATCACAGTTCCCGGCTATAACAAGCTGAACCAGATCGCGGGCGTCTATATCATCACACCGGAGTCGATCGTGGTCGCCGGCGTCGAGCACTCCAATCCGTTCGTCGAATACATCGAAGGCGAAATCAAGCGCGTGATCGTTCGCAAGATCGCGATCGGATACAGTCCGATTGGTAACCTGGTCGCCGTCGACACGGTCCGCCACTATAACTTCGATGCCTACTATCTGCAGGACCTCCATGCAAAAGCAAAGTACAAGCCGGAGTCGGCGAAATTCGGGACGGTGTTCCTCTGTCCGTTTGCGCCGGACGAGGAAGTCGAGGAGAAGAACGGAAGGTCGTACGTCCGGGCGAATGGTCGGGTGTATGTGTTCAAGCCGATCAAGGATGTCGAAGGGATCTGGATTGATATGTCTCACCAGGAGATCATGGACGTGTACGCACAACATATCCAGCATCAGAAGTTCGGTGAAGTAATCGCTCAGAATCTCGCGACGAGAAACGCCCTGAAAGCGCATCCTGCGATCGCCGTTGCCCAGGTGAAGCCGGTCAATGGTGTTGCCGAGGTAGCTGTCTTCGGATATCGGCATGGGATGTCGCAGGATCAAATCACCGATATGGGGCGTCAGATCGTCGAGGGAAAGAAGGTCGACGGTGTCCAAGTGACGCAGGAATTAGGCGAGGACAGTCTGGAGGAAGTGCAGGCGGCCGTCGAAACCGAATCCGACGACTCTGAAACCGGGGGAAGTAGTCCCGCAGCGGCAGAACCGACCGCGGACAGGATGCCGGCCATCAAGGAACTGGCGAAGGAGAAGGGTGCTGACCTGGCTGCGATGTGCAAGAACCTCTTCGATTCTCGTCCAGACAATCTCACTTCGGAGCAACAGACGAAGTTGATGGGGATTCTTGAAAAGGTTCAACCTTCCGTAAAGGGTGCGCCAAAGGAGGTGAAGTCATGAAGATCACATCAGTACGAATGTCGAATTTCAAGGGAGGTTCCGAGCAATATCACCTGGCAGGGATAGATGTGTTCACAGGTCCCAATGGAACGGGGAAGACCCGGGTACTCCAGTCCCTCCAGCTTGCACTTTCCGGATCTGTTTCACATCCGATCGAAGATCGGAATATCGATCTGATCGAGCTCTTCACAAAGCGGGCCGATGTAGCGACGATGACGGTCGCCGTTGAAACGGACAACGAAGATCTGAGAGAAATAGAGCGGGAGTTCTCTCTGAATAGAAAGAACGGCAAGGACAGCGTCACGCAGAGCATCGGTTTGGTCCCGATGACAGTGAAGGGCGTGACCGAGAGTGAACGGAAGATCAAGGAGCTGGTCGGTGACTTCCCGTACATGCTGGACGTGCACAAGTTCATCCGGCTCAGTGACGATAAAAGAGCGGAGCTGGTCTTTCGATTCTCACCCATCGATGAGTCGAAGTGGACACCCGACAGCATCAGGAACCGCCTCATCGACGAGAGCGCGATTGACATCCTGGACTCTGATGATCATGCCGGCGTGGCAGTATCCATCCTCGAGTCCGCACTCCAGAACCTCGGCGGAAAGGTGACGAGTGCGTCCATCGCCGCGGTGCTTGCCTGGTTGAAGTCAAAGGAATCGGAAATCCGGAAAGAAGTCCGCGGCAATCAAAGCGCTTCGATCACATCCATCCAGATGAGCGATGTCGACGGAAAGAAGTCCTTCCGTCATGTCGAGGATATCAAGCTGGATCGGTCAAATGCGATCGCACAACGCGATGAGCTGGTCGGGAAGATCATGGAATCGAGGACGACGCTCAATGCGATCCGCCGGTTGGAACAGGAACGGGACTCATTGCGAGAGCAGGTCGCCAACGCAAGGAAAGACACCGAAACCGGATCTCTGGACAAGGCTAGGGCTGAACTCGAAGCACTTCGTGCGGGCCTCCCCGATCTCGGTCCACTGAGTGCAGAGGTTGAAAGATTCAGGGACCTGGCAAACCGTGCCGCACACGAAACGGACGTCTGTCGATTCAGGCGGGACGACCAGGACAAGGTAACGGCCGAACTGGAGCAGAAGATCGCGTCGCTATCGCAGGGAAAGTGCCCGACGTGCGGATCGGACTCAGGCGCCTTAGTCGAGAGTCTTGGAGCGGAATACCGTTCTGCGGTCGACGTACTCAATTCGCTCAACCAGGAATACAACAAGGCCGTGATCTCACTCCGGGATCTGCAACAGCAGCTGTCCGCCAAGATCGCCGACCACCAGGCCTTGCAGGCGGAAGTAATGGTCAAACAGAGGGCGATCTCCTCCGCGGAGCGCGACATTGCGAATCTCGAAGGGCGGGCTCAGAACATTTCTGTACTGGAACGCCGATTGCGCGAACTGGAGCATACGAATGTCGAAGGGGATGCGATCGATATTGATGAAGCCGAACTGCAGCTCGAAGGAATCAAGTCGAGGATTGCCGCGCTGGAAGTCGAACTGAATGAAAAGCAGCGATACGACATCCAGGTAGAGACGGCGAAAACCGCTGCTCTCCATGCGAAGCGAGCTGAGGAATCCCTCAGCGTGGTGCAAGCGCTCATCGGGGCGACAAACAGCATCCGTTGGGAGATCGTGAAGGATGCACTGGAGCCGATCCGAAGCGAAGCCACCGAGATCTTCTCGACGATGGGGTACGGAGACTCCAGATTTGATTTTCAGTTCACAGATAGCCGCGGGAACGAGGTGTTCCAATTCGGCTGGAGGATAGCTACTCCATACGGTGAGATGTTCGTCGACTTTGACTCACTGAGCACTGCCCAACAGATCTTCACGCTCATCTCGCTTCTGGCGCCGTTGATCCATAGAGGCAGCCCGAAACTCCGCGTGCTGTTGATGGACAATATCGAAGTCGTCCACGAAGACTTCAGGCCCGGGCTCATGAAGTTACTCACGAAGGTACACGGCCGTTTTCTCGACAATGTTCTCATGGCATCGAGCGCGGAATACCCCTTGCACGACGGCGTGGCGATCAACGAACTGACGGGAGGAATCGAACATGCTGCTTGATGGACTCAATGTCCCCCAGTTGCAGGCGGTGACGACACGCTCCCAGGCCGTGCTCGTCATCGCTGGAGCGGGATCCGGAAAGACTCGGGTGCTGACGAGCCGGATCGCGTATCTGGTCAACGATCGAATGGAATCGCCGCACAACATTCTGGCTTTGACGTTTACGCGGAAGGCCGCCCAGGAGATGAAAGAACGCCTGGCCTCACTACTGGATGCCTCGACGGCCCGGAAGGTGTGGGTCGGAACCTTCCACGCGATATCACTCCGGATACTTGAGATGCATGGCTCAAAGCTCGGGTATTCGTCACAGATTTCGGTATACGATGAGATCGACCAGGCCGATATCATCCAGGCGATCATCGGAGAGCTAGGGCTGAAGGAAGTGAAAGTGAAGCATGTGGTCGACCAGCTGCAGGGGTACGCCGCAGATTGTGATGCGTTTCAATTCGGGGGGGAGATTAGAACAATTGTCACCGAGTACCGCCGAAGGTTGAAATCGTTCAACGCAGTCGACTACACGTTGCTGCTGACGGAGACTTTGGAGCTGATCCGCCGCTTTCCGGACATCTTCGATCACTATCACAGCAAATTCAAGCACGTCCTCATCGACGAATACCAGGATACTGATCGCACCCAGTATTACCTCCATGAGGCGATCAAGCCCGACAATATGTTCGTCGTGGGGGATCTCGATCAGGCGATCTACGGATGGAGGGGGAGCGACATCGAGATCATCCGGGACTTCGAGAAGTTCCATCCGGGTGCGGAGATTATCAAGCTTGAGCAATCCTATCGCTGTCCCTCGAATATCGTCGCCTCGGCGAACAACCTGATCGCGCATAACACAGAACGATACGACAAAGTCCTGTGGACGGAGAACGCAGAAGGCGTGCAGTCATTCCAGGCCGCGGCCGATCCGAAACAAGAGGGCGAGTGGATTGCCGGGATGGTCGATGGCATGAACAACGTTGACGAGGTCGCTTACAAAGATATCGCCATTCTCATCAGGACGCATCGTCAGGCCGAGGCGATCACGAGGGCACTCGATGAGCGGCTTGTGCCATACAAACTTGTCGGAAGCCAGGTCGACTTCTGGAAGGGGACTGAGATCCGTGACGTGCTGTCCATTCTGCAGGTTCTTCATAACCGAAAGAACTCATTCCATTTCCGGAGAGTTGCCCGGAGAGTGATCTACCGGCTCACCGATCGTGAGTGGCTTGAATATGAGACTGAAGCTCTCCGTCTGGGACGGCGGGTCGTAGATCTGATTATCGACTCAAGGAGTGGTCCCCTGGTAGATCTGATCGCCTGGTTCAACGAGAACCGGGAAAAGCACCTATCTCTGGTCATTCATGAGGTGTACAAACACATCGATATCGTGAAGCACTATGTCGATCAGAGCCTCATACACAAGGCGATGAACCTTGAGGCGATCTTCGAGCAATCAACAGAGTGGGAGGCCCAGAACGAGGCCCACCCAACGGTCGAGAACTTCCTGATGTGGCTCGCAGAACGCGATGCGCAGATGGAGGTGGATGACACTGATACGGTGAAGATCATGACGATCCACGCGGCAAAGGGTCTCGAGTTCCCGGTTGTATTCCTCGCCGGAATGACAGAGGGGAAGCTGCCGCACCAACGCGCCGTGCGGGCGAACGACGTTGAAGAAGAGCGCCGGCTGTGTTATGTGGCAATCACCCGAACGAAGGGCAGACTGTTCCTCTCCTTCCCAACGCAAGAACCCGTGGGCACGAAGATGCTCTCGGTTCAACGATCACGATTCATTCAGGAGATGACGCCATGAACCTCAGGAACTATACGAGCTCGGTCCCGGCGATCGACAGTATCGCGCGAATCGAACAGATGTTGGTAGAAGCAGGGGCAACGCATATCGCGAAGAGCTATGAAGGGGGCTCGGTCTCAGGAATACTCTTTCAGATGATCGTCCGCGAAATGCCCCTCACGTTCAAGTTGCCGGCCAAGGTGGATCCGATCAGGAAGGCCTTACGATCGGGGCTGAAGAAACCCACGCCCGCATCTGACCGGCGAGTCATAGCCCAGTCAGAGAGGACGGCATGGAAACTCGTCTATGATTGGGTCTCAATTCAGGTGAGCATGATCCGTCTTGAGCAGGCAGAGCCGGTTGAGGTATTCCTTCCGTATCTCTACAACCCGGCGAAAGACATGACTGTGTTCGCCGCTTTGAAAGAGGCCAACTTCAACACCAAACTCTTAACGCAGTGAGGCCTGCCATGAAGGAACGATTATTCACAAGGATTATTCTCACACTCGTCTCTGCATACGTTCTGTTTCTCGTTGGTATCGGTGAGGCCGCGAAGGCGTTCCGGAGGATGATGCCGTGAGCACCAAAACATTCCTCTTGGCCAACATAGGGATAATCGTTGGCTGGATCGTCGGGTCTGTGATCTACCTGAGGGCGCGAGAAAAGAAACGGGGACACTTGCAATGAACAATGCCGACAAAGTCCTCCGGACGGGAACTGTTCGAGCAGGTGACCTGCAGAAGGCCAGCTCGATGGAGCGGCACTTCATGCTGATGTTCCCCATGGTGTGCAAAATGTTTGTGCGTGAGTTCAAATTTTGTCCGACGCGCAACTGGAGGTTCGATTTTTGTGATCCGGAAAACATGATCGCGGTCGAGATCGAGGGCGGTGCTTTTGTATATGGCGGTCACAACAGGGGGAAGGGTTTTGTGGATGACTGCGAGAAGTACACGGCTGCCGCTGCCCTGGGTTGGAGCGTTCTCCGGTACGCCACGACCGAGCAGATGCGAGACTTTCCTTCTCACTATAGGTCATTGCTTGAACGCAACGCAACGATCATGCCCATTCAAGGAGCGGTGAAAGCATGATCACAATTGATGTTGGCGCGACACCGACGCGGGAAGAACTGTATGAGTGCGCGGACATATTCAGAGAGGATCATCCCGAAATCTTTCAAGCTGATATCGAGAGATTCCTCGCCTCCCTCGAACAGAAAGGAGTGAAGGGATGAAAACGAAAGATCCAGGATTTGAATTCATCACATTTGATCCGGGAGACGATCGAATGGTGGCATACATTCGCAAGGACCGTCAATTGCACGAGGTGCATCTGTCGGCCGCCGAGGTCCTGGAGTACGGCGTGAAGCTCGATCGCACAGTCCAGCTCACGGAGGATGCTCGATGAAGGAATCTACGGTTACTCTCGATCGCAGGCCGCCCAAGCGGATCGTCTGTGTCCTGTGCCAGAAGAAGTTCCTTCGTCATCAGTATGCCGGTCACAAATGCAATATCGCGCCGGTCCGAAAGCGGCGATCGGTGCCGGATCTTCCATTCTACGTGAGGCCAACATGACAGACCTCGAACGAAGACACTGGGAGAATCGAGTCCTGGCGGCAATAATGTGCAGAACGATTGGAGGACCTGTCACGGGGGATGCACTCGCACAGCAATTTGGGACGAACATCCGAACGATCGCGGGACTGGTCGAACGCTGGCGAGATGCTGGCATAAAGATCGGGTCGAGAAAAGGAGGAAGGGACGCGAGCGGGAAAGAGACTCCGATGGGATACTTCCTGGCTTCAAACGCCGAAGAGATGCAGGAAACGATCCTCCACATGGAGGGAATGGCGCGTCAGATTTTCGGACGTGCACAGAAACTGAAGAGATGGAACGACAGAGAGCCGTCCATATTTGAACAAACCACCACACTGGAAGAGCAACTCGAAAGGAGCACCGATGTTCAACAAACCATTTAAACTGGAAGTCACCGCTACATCGCCCTACGGCTACAAGGAAGACGGAGCTGGAAACCTCGTCGGTATCACCCTCTCAGGCAAGATCGAAACGAAAGACGAGACCTTTCTCAACGATTTGGTCCTCGGGGGATCCGGCAAGGATCAAATCCCGGTGATCCTATCCGGCAAACTCCCGATCGACAAGGATGTCTCCCTCGTGTTCACAAAGCGGAACGATCTTCTCTTGAACTTCCCGAATTGCCCGAAGCTTTCCGCGGAGATCACCGAGGTGTCTGTATTCCCCGGCCTCGTCAACGGGCGAATCTCAGCAGGACTCAAACTCAAGGTGGATAATGTGACGAGCATCGTCGCCGGCGAGATCGTGAGCCGTCTGAAGAGCACTGTCCAGGTTGAACTCGCATCCGTTCAGAAGGATCTCTTTGAGGAACAGGGGGCAGGCGGGAAGCGTAAGGGGAACAAGCCAGACCTGACACTGCCGTCGTCGAACTAACTGATCATTCAAGGACCCCATGCCGAGACCTGCGAAAGAAGGTTTGGTCTATTTCCCGCACGACGTGGATGCATCGAGTGACGAGAAGATCGAGGCTCTCACGTCATTGTTTGGCGCAGAGGGATACGCATTCTATTTCATCCTGTGCGAACGCATCTACCGGACAAACACGGGAGACATGGACGTTTCTGACGCAGAAACCATCCAGATACTCGCCAGAAAGTGCCTTACCACGAAGGCGCGGTTCATCCGGATGATGAATGTAGCGTTGAAAGTTGGGCTCTTCGACAAACGGGAGTATGAGTCAAGAAAGGTACTGACGTCCAATGGTATCAAAAAGCGGGCGCAAACCGTGATCACCAAGCGAGAAAAAGCCCGCGAATCATACAAGAAAAGCGTTTCGGATTCAGAAACTCGGCAGATATCCGTCAGAAATACGCCAGACGGAACACAAAGTAAAGTAAAGGAAAGTAAAGAAAAGGATTCAAGATCTACGGGCCATGCCCGTTCGCAAGAACTGCCGGGGTCGGAGCGTGCTCAACATGAAAGCGATCCGAAGCTGGTAGCCCAAATCATCCACGACATGAAACTGCCATTGACATCATGACAATCGAAGGAAGAATACCACCGCAGTCCGTCGAGCTTGAGAAGGCCGTACTCGGAGCGATCCTGCTCGACAAAGAAGCTGTCCCCCGAGCGATCGAGATTCTGGACGCATCGGCGTTCTACAATCCGACAAACCAGAAGATCATGCAAGCCGTGATCAACTTGTTCGAACGATCGGAGCCTTCCGATACTCTCGCAGTGATGGAAGAGTTGAAGCGGATGGGGAAAGCGAATCCTGCTGAGGACCCCGTCTACCTCACGGAGTTAACCATGGGTGTCTCGTCCGCGGCGAATGTCGAGTTCTACGCTCACGTGGTCCTGGAAAAGAGCCTCGCCCGGGCATTCATCACGGAGACATCCAAGCTGCAGACACGCGCGTACGATGACGCTGAGGACACGCTCGATCTCCTGGACGATGCGGAAGCGGCCATCTTCCGGATCTCCGAGCGGCGGATGAAGAAGCAATTCACGCCGATCAAAGATGCTCTCCTCAAGTCGCTCGATGTCCTTGAGAAAATCCAGGCGAGCCATTCCAACATCACGGGAGTTCCGTCCGGGTTCCATTCTCTGGACGACAAAACCGCCGGGTTTCAGAACTCCGACCTCGTGATCGTTGCCGGACGGCCGAGCCAGGGGAAAACCGCCTTGGCACTCTCAATCGCCAAGAACGCAGCGCTCCACAGCGAGAAGCCGGTATCGATCGCCCTGTTCTCCCTCGAGATGTCTGAGCAGCAGCTGATGGTCAGGCTCCTGTCTGCTTCCGCCCGGGTGAATGCGCATCAGCTGAGAACCGGCAGGCTGTCCCAGGGCGATTGGAAAGATATCTCCACGGCGACCGGCCAGTTGTCGAAGGCAAAGATCTTCATCGATGATACGGCCAGTCTGAGCATCCTCGAGCTGAGGGCGAAGGCACGACGGCTGAAAGCGGAACACGGGATTGGACTTGTGATCGTGGATTACCTGCAGCTCGTCCAGGGGCCGAGGAATTCTGAGTCGCGGGAGCGGGAGGTTTCGATGATAAGTCGGTCGCTCAAAGCCCTCGCGAAGGAACTCGACGTCCCAGTCATGGCGCTCTCGCAGCTCAACCGGGCTGTGGAGTCACGTGCGGGGGACAAACGTCCGGTGCTCTCGGATCTGCGAGAGAGCGGTGCAATCGAACAGGATGCGGATGTCGTGCTGTTCGTGCATCGACCGGAATCGTACGGGGCAATCGAGATAAAGGACGACGACGGAACAGTGATGCCGGCCGAAGGTGTAGCGGAGATCATCATCGGAAAACAGCGCAACGGCCCAACCGGGATTATTCGGCTTTCATTCAAGAAGGAGTATGCAGGTTTCGAGAATCTGTTCCGTCATCCGAGCGGACCTGTGATGCAATACGAGCTTGAAGATCGACACTTTTGACAACCACACCAACCACAACCACGAACTGGAGAGAAAGTCATGAAACAGAATGAGAGCGAATCGAGGCAAACGGATGTGAAGTTTCAGAACATCCCACTCGTTGAGATCGCCGCCTCAAAAACGAATCCCCGGAAGGCGTTTGCCGAAGAGGCGATGAATGACCTCGGTGAAAGCGTCAGGCGAGAAGGTATTCTTGTTCCGCTTGTTGTGCGTCCGGATGGGGGCATATATGAGATCATTGACGGTGAACGCCGGTTCAAGGCCGCCGCTATCGTCGGTCTGAAGGAAGTACCGTGCTTTATCCTCGATGTCCAGGACAATGATGTGCGGACGAAACAGATCATCTTCAATCTCCAACGCGCCGACCTGCACCCGATGGAAGAGGCGGAGGCCTTTCTTCAGCTCTACACACCCGTGGGCAATACAACACGTTCGATTGCCGAGAGGATCGGTAAGCCGGAGAGTTACGTCGCTGAACGCATGCAGCTGCTCAAACTCTCTTCCGACGCCAAGAAACTGTACAAGGAGAACATTCTCACTCTCGCGCACGCCACACTCCTCTGCAAAATGACCAATGACGATCAGGCTCGGGCCCTCCGTTTCCTCGTCCATGAGGACGTTGAGGGCGGGAAACGGTTCAGTGATACTGTTCGAGTCAAGACCGCAGTAGATGTCCGTCTATTCCGCGCATGGATCGACGAAGAGATCAACCTCAACCTCGATCATGCTATCTGGGGCCAGACCGATGACACATTGATTCCCGGTGTCCCGGCGTGTACGGCGTGCCCGAAGAACAGTGCGTTCAACACGGCCCTCTTCCCGGAAGCCGCGAAGAACGCTGTCTGCTATGACCGGAAATGCTTTAAAGCCAAACTGGAGGCCCACAAGGTACGGATGCACAAACAGAGCCGGAAGGATGAGAAGCGGCCGTTCATCCTGATCTCCACGGAGCGGGGACTGGATATGGACGATCCCATGAAGATCAAGGATGTGAAGTTTCGCGAACGATTCAAGGTTGTGAAGGCCGGCAACGAATGTGAGAACACGAAGAAGGCCCAGTGGATCGACGGGAAGGACCAGGGGAAGTTCACGCTGGTCTGCAATTACTCGAAGTGCCCGAAGCATTGGAAGGGTAACGGGCTACAATCGACACCCCGGGCCGGATCGTTCGACAGCGCCAAGGAGAAGGAGAAGCGCGAGAAGGCACAGGCCGAGGTTGAGCGCATGAGGGCCGTGCATCTGGTCCAACACGAGGAGATCGTGAAGGTGTTGTTGACGAAGATCCCGAAAAAGGTCACGCCGGAAGTGTTGCGCACGGTGATGCTATCGGAGGATTACAACCAATGGGTTGGCCAAGATGGCCTACCTACGAAGATAATGGGTCTGAAGGGATACGTCGACAAGAAAATCGGAAGCATGTCTGAGGCAGATCTCGTGAAGCTCGCAATCCTCCAGGAGATCGGTGAGGTTCTCGATCCAGAATCCACGAATGAGCACGACGGTGAGAGGCTTGATGAAGTCGCTACCCGCTTCGGTGTCGACGTGAAATCGATCCGCAAGGCCACACTGAAGAAGCTGGAGGAGGCGGCCAAAGCCTCCGCCAAATCCGACTCCAAGCAACCCGCCAAGGCGAAGGCCGGGAAGAAGGGGAAGAGATAATCAGTGCCCTGCGAGCCCGGCACATACGACCTTAAGGACTTCTCCATTACGGACGAGATCCGTGTTCCGAAGGAAGGAGAATTCTTCTGGTCGGAAAAGGCAAATCGCGTGATGAAGGCCGCGTGGGGTTATATGGAACCACGCCAGATCGCGGTGCGGAAGGACTCCCCCTCAGGAGAGCCAGCCGCTCCAAGATCCGGGAAATCAGTCCCTAGGAGAATCAAAACAAATGATCCGAAAGCATTGAAGGGAGAACCACTCGTTGCCAAGATCCGAGAGCTTATTGACGCGGGAGAATCTGACGAATCCATCCGCCAAATCGTCGGTGGCCCTCACTTCACAGAAGAATTCTTCAATCGCTTACGGTCAGAACGTGGAAGCTCAGCCAATCAACCACCAATCACCAACAAGGAGATGAATGTTATGGGAAAACTATCACCTGCAGATCGTGCAACCGTCGACGAAATGTTGAAGCGGGGAGAATCTGACGACGCAATACTGAAGGCTATCCCGTCTATCTCGAAGGCGAATCTCTACTTTCGCCGGAAGAAAATCGAATCGGGGCCCGCCACGAGGTTGAAGGCCGGTGCCGCGACTCGCCGACAGCGCACACGGTCATCGTCGAAAAAGGGCCAAGCTCCAATGATGAATGTCCCCTCCGGAAGTATCGTATCGGCCATGGAGGGATTGCTGTTCGAACGTGAGCAATTGATGGCAAGGGTGGCCAAACTCGACGAGATCATCGTAGGATTGAAAGCCCTCTAGATGAAATCACTTGCACAAATCCAGGAAGAAGAACGGGCACTGAAGACGGCCAGGATGCAGCTGGAGTTCATCCTGGCCAATCTTGTTCACCTCCGGAAGGTCGATCGTGGACAGAAGCGAGAGATCGCTGCGGTGAGATTCAACGAGATGGTAGAACGCGGAGAGGAATTGACTCCGAATCAACTCAGCTACGTCGACGGAATCTACGAAAAAACGATGGCGGGCGCCGGCATGGATGCATGTGACCTGCACGTCGACAAAAAGAGAAGGACGGCACTGAGGTATGGCTAACGAATCGAAATGCAAGGCCTGCCAAGCTCCGATCTATTGGCTGAAGACCAAGAAGGGGAAATCCATGCCCGTCGATGCCGGGAGCTACAACGATGAAGCGGAGTACGTCCACGGGAAGCACGTCCCGCATTGGTCGACATGTCCACATGCACAGGATTTCCATAAGAGAACGGAGGACCGCCATGCGCAGAAAGGATGAAATGGGCATGATGACAACACCTCAGAACCCCGGGAAATCAATCCGGTCGCGTGTCATCAAGACGGAAATGGTTGATTGGAGAAACCTCGAGTGGTTCCAGGGCGGCCTGAAGGAACTTACGAAGGAGTCCTACGATCGGTTGAAACACTCACTGATCGAGAACCAGTTCATCATGCCGTTCCATGTCTGGCTCGAAGATACGCGTGGCAAGACTGGCGGAAAGCGGTGGATCCTGGATGGACATCATCGACAGCGGGTCATGATCGAGCTCGAAAAGGAGGGATACGAAATCCCGCGTGATCTGCCTGCAGTCTTCATCAATTGCCAGGATCGGCGGGAGGCCTCAAAGCTGGTCCTCGTGTACTCCTCCATCTATGCAAACGTCACCGAAGAAGGGCTGTATGCGTTCCTGTCGGCAAACGAGGTTGATTTCAACGAACTCATGACTTCGCTTGATCTTCCGGAGTTCGACGTCGATCGATTCATCAAGGGATACCTGCAGGATCACCCGGGAAAGGAGTTCGATGAGACGATCGCCGAGGGTGTTGAGTTGTGCCACTGTCCGACGTGCGGCCATGAGCATGCGAAGAAAGTTTAGCGTCGTCACGACATTCTCCGGGTGTGGAGGCAGCTCCCTGGGGTACACGTGGGCCGGCGGGAAGGTACTGCTCGGCGTGGAATGGGATAAGAACGCCGTGGAGACGTATCGGTCGAATTTCCCGAAGACGAAGATCTATCACGGGGATATCTGCAAGCTGACCGTCGCTGACGCGTTGCGGATGGCTGGCCTGAAAGCGGGAGAACTTGATGTGTTCGACGGATCCCCTCCTTGCCAGGGATTCAGCACCGCGGGGAAGCAGAACTTTGGGGATGAGCGGAACCAGCTATTCCGTGAGTATGTGAGGCTGCTCAGGGGGTTGAGGCCGAAGGTGTTTGTCATGGAGAACGTATCGGGGATGGTCAAGGGAAAGATGAAGATCATTTTCGCTGAGATTCTCAGGGAGTTGAAGGGAAGCGGGTACAGGGTGTCTGCGAAGTTGCTGAACAGCCAGTATTTCAATGTTCCGCAATCCAGAGAAAGGATGATATTCATTGGTGTCAGGAATGATCTTCCCTGCGTGCCCTCGCACCCCACAGGGAGAGGAAAGCCAATTTCGGCTGGAACTGCCGTCCGGGGAGTGGCGGTCGACGCCGATGAAATCCAGATGTTGCTCGATGCCGGCCAGAAGTATATCGCTTACGCAGACTGGCACCGGTTGAAACCAGGGCAAGCACGCACCAAGTTGGGGGAGACATCGGGGTTCAGCTGCCGGAGAATAGACCCACGACGACCATGTCCGACCGTGACGAAGAATGAAGGAAACATCGCCCTTCATGGAATGATGCATTGGGATGAGCGGCGAAGATTCACGGTCAATGAATACAAACGCTTCTCTTCGTTTCCGGATGATTTTCGCTTCTCTGGAAGCTGGAGCGATGCTGTTCAGCGAATCGGGAATAGTGTCCCTCCCCGGTTCATGCAGGCAATAGCCGAGCACATCAGGGATGAAATACTCGCTGTTTGCATATAGGAGTTTGCCCCACGATGGCTGCACCGAAACGCACACAATTCGAGATTCAGCGGGACCGGAAGGATATATCGGAGCTCTACTTACAGGGGAAAACGCAGTTTGAAATCGCCGAAGAATTGAATCGACGCTACTGCCCTCCGGAGCAGGAACTGAAGCCGGGTGGAGTTCGCTACACCCTTACCAGGCAGACCATTAGCCGTGATCTCCTGGCGATCCAATCTGAGTGGATGGCTCATTCACTTCAGAACTTCAACGAACTGAAGGCGAAGGAACTCGCGAAACTGGATCGCCTCGAGCTGGAGTACTGGCGAGCGTGGGAGCGATCCTGCAAAGTGAAGAGAAGGACCAAGAGTGAAAAGACCGAGCGCCGGAAGCAGACGAGGCAATCCGCCCAAGTCTTTACGGAGGATATGCTCGGCGATCCCAGATATCTGACAGGGGTGTATGACTGCATCAACCGTCGCTGTGAGCTGCTCGGACTCGATGCACCCAAAAGGATGAGCGTGATGAGTGGCAGTCTGGATAAGATCCCGTTTGGCACACTGACAAAGGATCAACTGAATCGACTTGCGAATGGTGAAGACCCTGAAAAAGTCATCCCTGGCTTTAAGCTCAACTGAGCTCCTGCAGATACGGGCAAGGGCCGCCCTCGAGCTTAAAAGCCGGGAGACGCATGACTTCAGGTCATTTGTGGCTACGGTAAATCCGAAGTTCACATGGTATCGGCATTGCGATGTGATCGCCAACGTCCTTGAGCGAGTTGCCCGGGAGGAGCTGAAGAACGTGATGTTCTTCCTTCCACCAAGGCACTCGAAGTCCGAGGAAGTAACCAGGCTGTTCAGCGCCTACTACCTGTACAAGTTCCCGTCGCGGTGGGTGGGACTGACGTCGTATGCCGGCGAGCTTGCCTGGAATCTGAGCATGGACGCCCGGGAGAACTATCGGCGCACGGAGCAACCGATTCACGACGACGCATCGGCGAAGAAAGAATGGCGGACCGCTCACGGCGGGGGATACTGGGCGAGCGGTGTGCGTGGACCGATCACGGGAAAGGGATTCGACCTGGGATTGACGGATGATCCAATCAAGAACGAGGAAGAAGCGTATTCGGAAACCATCCGGGAAGGTGTGAATCAGTGGTATGATGCCGTCTGGTTCACCCGCAGGGAACCGAATGCGGCGGAAATCCTGGTGCAAACGCGATGGCATCAACATGATCTGGCCGGATATCTGCTCGAGAAGGAGTCGATGGAGCCGCGGCATTGGCACATCGTCTGTCTGCAGGCGATCAAAGAGGAGATCATGCCGGAATTCCCGTCGACATGCACGATCGAACCGGACTGGCGGGAACCTGGACAGGCGCTCTGCCCCGAGCGATATGACGAGCGTGGCCTGATGACGATCCGGAAGACGATCGGGACGCAGTTCTGGATCTCGCTGTATCAACAGAGTCCGAAACTACCGGAAGGGAATATCTGGAAGCGGGAATGGTTCAAGACGTTCGATCCGTACGAGCTTGCGAAGCTGGAGAAAACCGATCCGAAGTACGTCGACATCGTTGACATCGGCTTCGACTGGGACGCTGCGTACACGAAAGACGATGAGAACAGCGCTTGCGCTATGCTCAAAGCCGGCGTGGATAAGAAGAAGAATGACGTTTACATCTTCGACATGGCATTCCGGTGGGTGGAGTTCCCTGCATTGATCAGGTGGATGGCAGATGAGAAAGGCCCGCACTTCGTGGAGGCCAAGGCATCGGGGAAGTCGGCCGTCCAGACGTTGAAGCACAACAGCATCGCCGCGAGGGAAGTCCAAATACAGGGGGCAGACAAGATCAGCAGGACCCGTCTCGTGACCCCGATCGCCGAGACAGGCCATTTGTACGTGGCGAAGCACGTGCTCGAGCGATTGCTCCACGATCCGAAGCAGGGACTGCTTCACTTTCCCAACGGAAGCCACGATGACGTGAACGACGCCTTCGTCCAGGCGTTGAATCGATTGTTCAAACGTAAACAGTACAAATTCGGAATCATAGGAGAGAGGAAGCCCGATGAGCATGAATGAGCTGTGGTTCAAGCTTGACGAATTGTTCCAGCAGCTAGTCCAGACCGGGAGTGGGGTGTTCGAGCTCGGCGGGGACAAGTCGGAACTGTACGTGGTCTATGATCGGAAGAGCAAGCGGAGCAATGTATGCCCGCGGTCTTTGCCGACGTTGGATTTCATCCGGTTCGTCCGGGGAAGAATAGCCCAGAAGGACATGGAAGATTGGTGCAGAGAGAATTCTCATCTGGTGACCGACCTGGACGAGCTGCTGAAGGGGTTCGCGAAGAGCATGGGTGCGCGTCAGGTCAACCAGCGTATCCTCGGCATGATGGATACGGTGATGAAAGAGTCCGGGATCGAGTTCAAGCGCATGCCGGCACATCACCAGCAGTCAATCATCAAGCACCTGAACGGCGTGTCCGGGGTGCTGTCGAAGTATGCGAAAGGAGGTGCTTGATGGGTCGCAAAGTATTACAGATCTCCTCAAGCTTCCTCGTTCAGTTGTTCGGTCCGACAAATACGATCGGACCATACACCGTCTCAAACGATCCGATCCCGGAGGACGCAAAGATCGTCGATTGCAGGTACGACGGGTTTGCGGGAGGCGTCATCAAGGTGCTACTGGAGTCTGAGTCATTTCCGGACGTCCCCTTAGGAGAGCCTTATCCAGAACTAAGAACCATCATCACCACATCAGAGGGAAAAGTATGAAGCCATACCTTGAGCAGCGCAACGAGAAGATCAGGAAGGACTACCGCAAGCTGGTGGTCCAGTACAAACGGGCGGGGGAGAGGAAGCCGTCTGCGAAGGCCATCGAGGAACTCGTCCACAAGTACAACGCGTGGG